AAGATGCTTCTAGCATTTCTTTCTTAGGGTCGACAGCCTTACGACTTTTCTGTGAAGCAGCTTTACCTGTTCTCACATCCTCCATCATTTTCATTGTGGTTTCTTTCATCTTATTCTGAATAAGAGGAGTGATACCGGTTACATCCAACTCTACTTGTTGGAAATTTGGTGGGTTTATTAAGACGTCAATGCCACCTGTCTTTTGAGCTTTTGCCATGATGATTCCTCACTAGGTTAAAAGATTAACAATGCCAGCAATGGTTACTATTGAACAAAAGAAACCATATACCATAATAAAAACACCATTTCTTGTGTGGTGCCGGTCATAGACCGCATAGCCTATTGGAAGTAACAAAGTACCAACGAAAGCTATAATAAAGATAAGAACTTCGTAAAAAGCCATAACACTCTCCTTATAAGATTACATTTGAATTATCATTGATCCATTTTTGTATAGAAGGAGAATCAATGATAGGTTTATAATTTGGACTTGAATTAGCCCTAGCCTTGTCATGTTGAATTGACTGTTTGACAAGAACAACTTGATATTCGGTTTCCAACTTGTCGCCAATACGCATAATATTAGCTACCTTGTCTTCGGTTGCCCTAGATGCCAAAGCACCTGTAAGGGCATACAAGATAG